TGAGACCACGTTGTTGTGCAATGATACGCAAGTCAGCAACGGTCTTGTCTTCTAGCGTTTCAGTTACTTGTTCTTGAACGTCATTAACAGGCGCTGCTTGCTCGCCGATAGTATGACGACGCATTAGCATACCCATTAAGCACCTCCGAATTTAACGACTTTTGAATCGTCGTAAAGGTAGACACCGTAGTATTCATCACCAGAATAGACAGTAGTCTTTTTCAAGATGTCACGGTCGTTTTCAATCATGACATCACGTTTCAAGTTGATCACGAATGCTCCGTATTTGGCATCGTCGTCTGTGTCTGTTTGGAGTGAAGACACTTTAACAAGGAAGCCTTTTCCTTCTTCAACTTTCTTAGTGCGAACGATTTGCACGCCAGCAACTTCGCCGAATGTGCCAGAAACGACAACATCAGCACCAACTTCTGAGCCTTTCAACCAGTTTTGACCAGCGTCAGCACGCAATTTAATGGCGTCTTTTGGATTGACAAGGGCAACATAGCGAGCGTCTTCTTCGTCTGCGAAGATTTCCAAGGCTTTGTCAATGTTCGCTACTGAAATAGGAGCTTCAGTGATGTTTTGTGTCGCAGTTTTAGCAACTTCAACGATGTCGTTGTCAACTTTGTTAGCGATAGCTAAAGCAATCTGATTAGTAGCTTCACCGTAGACATTGCCATGCCCAACCAAAGCGGCCTTGTCAGTGATTTCAATAGCCTTACCAGCTTGTTTGATCTTCATTTTTGTTTCTTTAGTGCCCAATTGGTCGATTGGGATTGATTGACCTTCAGTGATTTCAGTAGCATCACCAGAATAAGTCCATTGTGGCACTGTGAGTTCGTCCCCTGGGCGACCTACGAGAGTTGTTTCGACCACGGCAAGTGGTGTAAATTTGATTAGTTTAGGCAATTTAGCTGAAACCATGTCAGCCATAACCTGCGGATTGATGACTTGTGCAGTCGTTGTTGTTCCAAGAACCATAGATTAAATCATCCTTTCAGTTGTTGATATAGCTCTGGGGCTTTATCAAAAAGCTCTTGACGCTCATTGATACCCATACGTTTAAAATCTTCTTTAGTGAGACCGTTCTGACTAGCAGTTGGATTGCCACCAGCAAAGATTTTAGGTTGTGCTGCTTGTTCGTCTTGCTTAAATAGATATGGACTTGTCTCTTTCAACCCTTTAATGACCTTGTCTAGTTTAGGTTTACCAGCTTCATCAAGTTCGATTTCGTCAAAATTGATAAATTTAGCAAGGTCATCCGAATTGTGAGCATCCACATCCTTCAAAGCCAGACGGATAGCATTTGACTTGTTAACTCGAACAAGGTTAGCTTCGTTCTCAGTCTTGTAAGTGTCAAATTGAGCTTGCAAGTCGGTCAATTGTTGTTTGAGCTCCTCACTCGCTCCCTCTTTAGCTTGCAAGTCTTTGAGTGCTTGGCTTTGTTGTTCGAGTTGTTGTTTAAGGCTGTCGTTTTCAGCTTGTAGCTCGGACTTAGCTTGTGCTTTAGCATGTTCAATCCCAGAACCGTACGCATTCATCAAGGAATCGATAATTGCTTTGTCTTCGATACCAGCTTCAACTAACATTTCACGTTTCAAACTCATGTTTAAAACTCCTTTGTTTTACGTCCAAGGGACTGAATTTGCCTAGTTTTACGACATCCGACAGGTCAAATAGAAAAACCGCATCAATTCGATACGGTTTAAGCGTGTTTCTTCGATAAAATCTCACGTTGTCTAATGGCTTCACGGGTTTTAGCTAATGGATCATCATAATATCTCTCGCGTTCTCTATCTCGATACAAGAACGGATGTTTATCAACATACGATTTCAAGGCTCTCTTCTGCTCTGTAAGCCTTGTTTTGTATTTGTTGGTTAATTCATCATTGTGCATCGTTTCAGCAACGTGTAGACGCTCTTTAGAAACTCTGATGGCTCTTTCCATAGCCCTCTGTTTGCTCTGAACGTTAGCGTTCTCGATAGCTTGTTCTTCAGTCAAGCCCTTTAAATCATCATCAATGTCCGGCATGTAGTTGACGCCGGGAATGAAAGGCGTCATGGTGTGCCCACAGTTAATGCCTTGGCACCCTCCAGGCTTTCCGTAACCGTAATCATCGAGTGCAAATATCTTAACACCTTCTTCAGTCCTAGCTCGACCAGTCGTGACAATCTGATTCTGTAGCGGTGCACACATTTCCCTTGCTGCTGCCTTGATAGAATAATAGAACGTATCAATACCAAGCTCTTGAGCTGGTCTCATTCGCATTTCATTGAATGTCCGTCTAGCAGTCGTTTTAATAACCGTCCTAGCGTAAGCATCAGCTCTCTGTCTGCGTCCAGCTCTGTCAGTGTAACCATAAAAACCTCGCTCTTGAAACTTCATTATCGTCTCGTCAAGGGCTTTCTGAGGGGTTGCCATGCCAGTGATTACCTTGGCTACGGTAGTCTCGATAATGTCCTTGTAAGTAGCTTGCACGCTCTTTGGCAGTGTTGTATTAATAAGGTTATGGACATCATTAACTGCTTGATTAGAGTAACTGATAAGGTCTTTCATCACCTTATAGTTATAAGCGTTAGAATTTAATTGAGCATGAGTGTCCTTATAGACTTGATAACCTTCGTTCTCAATGATGTATCTGATTTGCTTTTCAGCAATCCCAGAATATTCAGCAATGAGTTTGATGTTGTGATTGTTGAGCATCCCAACGTCAGCCATCTTCTCTAGTTGCCAAAGATACGGCTGTTGGTCAAGGTAATAAGTCCCTCGGTCATGCAATCGTTCAACCACATTATCGAATAGGTCGTTACATAATTGACGGTAGATGTCTGAAACATTATCAGCCATCAACATTAATTGCTGGTCATTTAGTTTGATACGCTTCTTCTTAGCCATAGCCTATCACTCTCCGTAAATATCGACCTCTTCACTTGTCCTAAAACTATCAACACTTACCATAGTTTCATCGTTGATAGCTTGGTAAATCTCTTGTGCTTGTTCCTCGGTCACGTTTAGAGTTTTCTCGATGGCCATAACCTTCGGAGCAAATCCAGACGCTACCATCTTAGACCAGTAATCGAACTCAGCGTTGCGATCAGTGAATACACCGTCGTCTAAATCCACACTGATTTCATCCATTGTTGGAATTTCACCAGTGTAGAGATTGTAGACCTTAGCAAGCTCAAGGATTGAAATGACAAGCTCTTTTAACGATTGCTCTACTAGAGTAGCGATAGAATTACGCATTTGATATGTGTCTGATTGTTCTGACACTACCTCGGTAGCGGTCTTCATGCTCTTACCATCGAAGCTGAACATACCAGCGGACACACCTAATTGCATTTCAAATAGGCTTAGTCCTTTGTTGATAGCTTTAATATAATCGTCTGAGCGAATATCAGTAGTAAGGTCAGTAATGCCAATACCCTTATCCATATCCCCACTGTCAAATTGTTCATAGACATTGTGGCCTGTTTCAAACTCACGTTTGACTGTGACCTTCTCACCGCTTGCATCGTACTCAGTCTTAATCATTTGAGTAGGTACTGCCACCCTACGCTGACCCATCTTAACTTCCCACATAAATTCATCATAGGTCGTATTAATGAAGTCCATCGTAGTCTTGGCGTTGTCGAAGATAGATAAACCTAGAGGGCTGTTAATGTCCTTGTTATTCATGCCAGGGGGCTTCAAGTACGTAAATAGCGGTCTTGTAAGACCGTTTAACGTTACAGTCTCTTCTAAATCTTCATAAAGCATTGATAAAGGTACACGTTGACCGATGCGAGTTTTAGACTCTGACTCATATAGCTCATTGCTGATTGTGTAAGTCTCTTTGCTCCACTCATGAAATTCGATAAGACTGTAGTATTTTACTTTCTGCCCTTCCGTCTTGAGTGTTTTAGTCACGATTGCTGCACTTGATACGTCTTGCGTGTTTGATTGCAGTGGCAAGAACACTGGCGCTTGCACAAATGACACTCTGACACGATCATCGTCAACGTATGGACGCATAGCCAGACCACCAAGAGCTAAACAAGATTCTAAATAGCGTTCAAAGTTCTTGCTAAATCTGTCAGTCTTCAGTGTCTCGTTGATAAATTCATCAGCCGTTTCGTTATCGACTTGAATCTTAGCTTGCTCATTGAATACAAGACTGGCTACTTTCTTCGATGCCGTCCGTCCGATAGGCAAGTGGTTGAAATCACGTTTCAAATCTGTCCCGTTACTATCTCGATAGCTCACACGGTCAAAACTCCCTGCAAAATAGCGCAGATTATCCATGACACGATTGTATTCTTCTGGTGAGATAGCGATTTTAGGGTGGTCGGTGATACTGTTTAGACTTTGATTAGTCATCACATAATTACTCCTTTTGAAAAAGTCCTTAATGGTCTGTATAATTCCCATTAGTAGCTCCTTTTAAGCTTTCAAATCTAGTTCTCTAGCGTTATCTAAAACAAAATATTTAAACTCATCGACTGTATGGTCATCCTCTTTGATTACTTTTGGATCATCAGAATGTATCGTCTTTTCATCGTACCGATACATCTTGTGTTCTTCGTAAAATATCTTGTTACTTGGTATATCCAGATAATAGAAACGCCCCTCGGCTAGTAGACTGATAACCATATCAACCATGGTCTGATTTTTCTTCTTGGCCACCGGGTGCCAGCGTTCCCTATAATCTTTGAAATACTGGTTACGAAGTGCACCCTCTGCACTATCGATGGTCATTTTAAGCTTAGGCACTCGGTATTGTTTAAGTACCTTGTCAATGAAGTTGCTAACCATGACAGTTAACTCACTAGGTGCCTTCTTAACCACTTGACCGGCAGGACTGTAATAGAATGTGTCTAACAGAATCACATTGCCCTTTGCGGTCAAGCCATAAGCACCGCATGCCGTAGCTGATTGTTGGTGACCTGTATCCATTGCGAATGATATCCCGATAAGTCTATCGTCTGTTGGTAAGCTATCGATAGCATGAAACGTGCTCATGTTATACACCTGATTACCAAGCCCAACTGCTTCACCAAGATATAGATAGCGATAGTAGTCGTAATCATTCTGCTTGATACGCTCTATATCTTCCAACATTTGCTCAGTCACAAACCCTAACTTATCATCAAGATAGGTACTTGAATGTGCTAGGTAATTTTCATTAGTCTTGATGTCCTCAAACCATTCATTTATCCAACTATATGGGTTTCTAGGTGGGTTGTAAGACCAGAAAAACTGCACAAACGGAGCTTTTTCATGTTTCTGACGCATGAAAGTAACGTTAGACTGGTCGAAGTCCTCAGCGTCGTTAAACTCAGCCGCCTCCTCATACCAAACAGCGATAATGTTCCCGATGTCGTTTGATTTCAGTTTCTGGAAATCGTCTTGCCCATAGAAGTAGAATGTCGAACCAGTACGCTTGTGAACTATCTTAAATGGGCTTACAGTAGCTCTAAACTGGTTATCCAGACCAAATAGACTAATGGCCCATTGGACCTTATTAAAAACGCTGTCACGGATTGTATTAGCTACCTTACGAATGACTACCACATTAGCCTTTTCGCCCCTCATGATGTACTTAATCATCATATAGACGAGCTTCAGCACGATAACCGAGGATTTGAAAGAGTTCCGTCCACCTTTTAAGACGTTGTAAGGCTTTTGAGACTGCCAAACAACCTTGAAATGCGGGTTAACGTTTTTCTGAATATCAATCGTTGCCATCTGGGATATCCTCCCATGCGTTGACAATGTTGAGGTTCATTGTCCCTTCAACACCGCTATCAAGTTGTTCTCTTAGCTTTCTAATCTCAAGTTCCAATTTCTCGGACTGTTTAGCCGTCGGATACCGTTTCAAGATTTCAACTATTGCCTTGATAACTGTGTTGTTGTCAGCCTTCTTCATCAACCTTTCAACTTCACCGGTCAGCGGATTCATCATCAAGACTTCTTCGTCTCGTTTCCCTCTAGCAATGTCGGATAGAATGAACAAGGCTTCTTTTGCATCCATGATATTTTCATCGTGCATTTTTTCAACTTCGGCTTGGATAAAGCGTTTAATCTCAACATTTCTCAACAGTCTTTCACTCTGGGAGCTTGCTGTTCTTTCGCTATACCCAGCATTAATCGCTGCTTGTGTGCCATTCCCTAGCTTGATATACTCGCTAGCAAATAGTTTTTGTCGTTGATTTAGCCCAATATGTCCACCTCCTTCGTTGCATAATCAAAAAAGACAACCCACAAAATGAGTTGTCT